AGGGTTTAATAGTTGTCATTTTTATTGATTCACGTATACCTAGCCACTCTGAATAGACATTATCATAGCGTTGAATAGTTTTATAACCTTGGTCCATCCATTCGCGCAAAGCTGGAACACCAAGACGATCTGCAAAATTCGCCACTCCGGACATCGACGCTCCTATCCTACGATTGCGTTGCATTATCGCATTAGTCTCTTCCCAATGTGTTGGTAGCAAGGTAACAGTTTTTGCATACAAGTAGGCAAATTTTAGCGTTCGCTTATAGTCCTCAAGACTATCGTGACGGTTAAGGTATGTTTCCACTAAAGTGCAACATTCGTAGGACTCAAGAGATTGTTCTGCACAAGGATTATATCCAGCTACTCTATGATCTTTATTGTTTGGGGGGTCAGCCAATCTACCATATTTGCGAGACATATCCATCCACAGAACACCTGGTTCTCCGTTAAGAGAAATCCCTTCTACAATGCTAGACAAATCTGCCCCAACACTAGTCTCCACAGAATTATTAGACATCCATGCCCAACCTGGATTTTTGGAATCATACGAATTTCTTTCTGGAAAACGATTTGGATTTTTTAAATTTAGGAAATCATCATCGCTTAAACGACCAATTAATAATTCAGCCGAACGACGAACATTACCGGAAACCACACAAACGCCAATGACATTCCCAATGTCTGCTATGTCAACACGAGTTAATTTTTCACCTTTACGCCCATTAAACATCTTTCTTATATGATTGTGAAGTTTTTCTAACGGTTCATGGCCAGCAGCAATGCCGCCAAAAGTTTTAATTGGCGTGCCGATTGGACGTATTAACGAATAATCAAAATGATATGTAGGTTGATTTTCTTTTAAATATGAATTCAAGATTAAGCTCAAAGAGTCAACCCAGCCTTCTCTTGTATCTGGAATCGTGACACTTTCTTCTCCTTGTGGTTCATAAATTGTGAATTCTTTGTCAGCGCCTTTGTCATCAAATCCAACACCAACACCAAGCATTGATGCTTCCATCAAGAATGCAAACGGCTTTGCTGGATTGTACTTGTTCATTTCACCAGTTGAAACAAAAGCACAGTTTTGTAAAGCTGCAGAATTTTTTTGAACATTAACAATATTTGTTCCCATAGCCCAAAGACCACGGCCTGGCGGTGTCCACTTAAGATTGAACAACCTGTCAAAAGCTTCTTTAGCGCTAGCCTGTGCCCTAACATCATTCCAAGGTAAACGATTTTTTTTGCAGTGTTCTTTTTGTAAAGAATACATACCATTAATTACTCTTTCGCATACATCGGGCCAAGTTTCTTTTGTCCCATTTTCTTTTAATCTAGAGTAAGTTCTAAGAAAGGTTATTTCACCAACAGAATTACCAGCTGCATCTTTATATCCAAAAGGGGAACCTTTAGACCTATAAGATTCAATAAAATCTTCATTAAGTTTAAATAAAAACATAGAAGACTGTACGTTTTCTATTGGCGATAGGTCTGGATTTCCGTTTTCAATTTCTTCTGACATTATAACCCCTTATTTTACTGCTGTTAAAATTTTTATAAATTTTGGATTTAATTTTTCTATTTCTGTTTTTTTTATTTTTTTAATCTGTTCATAACTGTATACATTATATATTTCTCTTTCAAAAAAATATCCACTTCTCCAATTAAAAACTTTATCTACGGAATTTTTATGGTTTTGAAAGATGTTTGATATAACCGCACCACCATATATTCTAACTAAGTTCTGCATTTTTTTTGTTATTATGTCTTTATTTTTTTCATTTAAATCGTTATTTTTTTCTGCTTGAGTATACAGCCAATTAAAGCTTTGTCTAGTTAATGGCGAATAATCAATTGGGTCTATGATGCCAATTGATAGTAATTCTTTTTGATTGGTTTGGATATATAAATCTTTTTTAACTATTTCTAAAAATAAAGAAAACCAATCTCTTTCTTTATACTGGTTCCAGGTTGGACACCAAAAAAGCATAAGGTGAACTGGATCTGGTATGTTTGTTTTCTCCATTGTCGGAAGCAGCATTGTGCAAGATATGGCTCTTTTAATATCGTCCTTACTTAAATCTGAATTCTTATTTTTATTTTGAAAATTTGTCCACAATTTAGATATGTGAGTTTTCCAATCAGATTCACCTATATAAAGATTAAGATACTTTTCAGCGACTTCTAACGGTAGAGTCTTATCTTTAACCGCAATATTTAACTGATCTAAAAACATTGATAATCCTCATAAATTGTAGATAAAATGAACAAAACCTATATAGCTAAGCCGTTAAAATAAACATCCCGCCCTTTTGGGGCGGGATACTTATTTTTACTATTTTGATAAGCATCGATTCTCGCACTGACAAGTATATCAGCCCAGAAACATTTATGCTATGTTTTTAATCGTTATTTCAAAGTTGCTGCCGAATCACCACTTCCAATTTTTGTAGCTGCAAACCCTTTAACAACACTAAGGCCTGCTGCCGCTGCAGCCGTTGCCGCAGCTTTTGCTTCAGCTACTCCACCAACTGTATAAACAGCTATAAAAGTTTGAGCTGCAGTCCATAAAGCTCTTTCAAGTACGTCTTTAATTAATTTCTTATCTGGCATTTTTTCTCCTTCTTGTTGTTTATAACGCTTTAGCCGATGGAACACCTTTGTATTCACCGACTTTATTGCGACCATATTCACTGGCCACATTTGCCTGGCCATAACCTGTTGGCATTACTTCTGCCGAGGCTACACCATCAAAAATGTAGTTATCATAAAGACTATAAGCTGTTGTGCGCGGGGCATGACCGATGTTTGCGAATACTTCTGCTGAAGCTACGCCATCAAAAAAGTAATTGCTATAAAAACTGTAGTCAGTCGTGCGCTTTGCATGACCACCATCTAGAGCTTTAGATGTACTAAGCCCTTTGTACTCATTTGGGCGAAATCTCATTCCGCCAAATGTTGTAGTACCATCGGCAAAAGTGCCCGCTAAAGGCGTTGTGCTGTCATAGAGTGAAGTACCATTGAACAATTGCGAAAGCAAGACATTACCCGGATGTCTACCCGTTCCTGGAACATGATTATTGTCGGGAGCTCCAGTTAAAAGCCCCGATGCAAATAGGGGGTAGAAAGAATAGGTCCCAGCCGTACCCTTAAAAGGGTTTACCATGTCAGCAGTTGAGCGACCTTTTAATACTGGTCTTGGACCAACGTAGTAAGTTGCCATTTTTAGTCTCCTTAAAACAATGTTGTATATCTATAGTAAAATAGAATTAACAGTTATCAACTATTAAAATTAGCTGTAATTAATGATTAAATCAGACAATACAGGTGCAGTACCGTCTCCTAATTGGTTTAATGTCACCTCTATCCACACAGAAGAAGACCCAGGAGTTTCTTCAAGGGTATAAACCCCACTGTCCTTCCATATAACCCTATAGCTAAAAGCTGTAGATATAAGCTCTTCTGGGACGTTGTACATCTTTGGGATAACCTCATCTATTGAATAGATTAAAGTATTTTCTGGAGCAGTAAATTTAATAATTGTTTTTCCAGTATCTAAAAATTTTTGAGATTTTATATCTATATCTGTTAATCCATAAGTATAAACATATTTACCATTTTCTAAAATATAATTTCTTTGTCGCATGCTGACTCTAATTGCGGTTATTTTAATTGGTGGAAAATAAAAACCTAAAGGTCCAGAATTTAATACAGTGTCCGATCCAGACACCGACCATCCACCAGGAGGCACTCTTCCTATGGCGCCCGAATTGCTATCGTACAGCCTATTAAAGTTTAAAGGTTTCCAACCGTCTGACTGTTGCAAGTTTGGATTTTCTTTTGTGGTATATTCAATTGAAAGAATATCCACTCCGAATAAAGGATATGGAGAAATTGAAATATAATTACATGTGTCTGAACCAGAATAAGTATTAGGTACTTTGTAATACGCTAACATTTGCGCTGGTGCGGCTGATGGATAATCTGTAATTATGTTTCTTTTCCAAAGTTTATCTGATTTATCCAAAATGGCATGAAACATTGGGGTGGTATCAACCAGTGCCCCAGGCGTATCAACGCTTACAAAATTATTTTCAATCTTTGTTTCTAAAAAATCTGGCACGACTTGGCTGCCAAAACCGCTGAAAAATTTAAGTTTTGAATAAGAAGAACCTTCAACTTTAGGAAGAGTTATAAAGTTATAAACATGATCAAAACTCAATGCTTCCGTACTAGAAAGAGCAAAGCTTGGATTGCCGACAAAGCTAGATACGTCTATCTGGGAATAGTTATAAATAGACAATTTTTTCTTACCCGTTTCCATGCTGTCTTCAATGGCTTTTAATCTATCTTCTAAATCTGCTACTGCCCTAGAGATAAATAAATGATCTTTTAGAACCCTTTCAAAAGCTTGATTTAACTTTTGATCCAAAACTCCAGATTTATTATAAAGCTGCACCAAGTCCTGATAGTTCTGCTCAGCCCTTAAATTAAAGTCAGAACTGTTTACAGGACCGTTATATTGTATTGTTTTATTTTCTGTGTTTAAGTAATCTGACATTTTATTTAACTATCCAGTCTGTTTTTCTAATTGATTAATTTTAAAAAATAATTTTGATAAACGTCCACCAACTGTATCCATTGTTTCTAAGTCCACAATAGTATTATCAGCTTGATAATCATACATGGAAACTAAATCATCTGACAAATCATAAACCCTACCGTAATACTGCTTTCCAGTTAGATCATCTGAGGTTATTTTAATTTTATGAATGTCTTCTTTTTCTATTCCAAGTAATATTTTTACTTTATTTAATATAGCCGTATCGATAAGTTCAAATTCTAAATCAAGCCTTTTAATATCCATATACAGTTTTTGATTAAAAAGATTTTCGTTGGTGCTTTTTCTGGGAGATCTATAAAAAGATCTAAATCTTTTCATCAAAGGTTCTCTAGGGCTTTTATCGTTTGTGTTGGATAAATAAGTTATGGGCATTGTTTTACCGCCTTACGCGTTATATAGTACATTTTAAAATTCACTTGTTGTTGAATTATTCAAAGATAATTCTTTGGAAGAAATATCTGAATAATTTTCAGAGTTCTTAAATTTTAATTTAAAATAATTTAAAGCTGGAGAAGCTAAAGGATTTCTACCCCTGGCTAAATCAGCCCTTAACCTTATTGACTTTACTGGTTCTGGATTATTTGTATAATAAAAAATTCTAGCGTTTGTTCCAACATTGTCTCTGCAAAGAATTTCCTTATTCCCAAAGAAATTTTCTATAGTGAACACTTTATCATAAGATGATCTATTCAACTTAAATTCTATAGGGTCTACGTATCCATAATATTGACTATAGACCAAACCATAGTTAAGTATTGACTTAGAATCCATCAAGCTGATTGAGCCATTTGCACTACCCTTAATGTCTATGGCTACTTTAATATTGTTAATTCCAGTTTTGAAATTCCATTCAATTAATTTTGAAGATTCTCCGGCAGATATGATTGTTGGTCTTCCATTTAAGTTAATTGAAACATTCCAATCTTTTGAAACATTATCATTTTTTGTAAATACGTGCCTAACCGTAATGTCATTAGCGCAGAAAATTTTTGCTTGCAGTAAAACGCTAATTGACTTTATGTTTGGACCTGAAAAAAATATTGAATTATTTGATATTTCATATTCAGGTATAGAATATATTTTTCTGACACTAGATTTTCCAGACAGAATATTATTCCAGGTAGACAACGAATCTATTTCGTTATATATATCGTTTTGATAGTTAATATAATTACCCGATACTAAATTAATACCATCTAACAAATAAGAACTTACTGGATTATCTAATTGATCTATTTGTGCTATTCTGTAAATAGTCTGACCCGAATATAGGTTAACAGTTGGATTTTGTTCATTTAAATTTTTAGAAATTTCTTTTGAAACTAATTTTATTTTTTTTATTTCACTCGCAGAAGGGGCTTCTGTTGTTAATATTTTTTTTGATTTTAACGTAGACCCAAAAAAATTTACTGTTTGAGAAAAAGAATTTTTAATGTTTTGTTCTGGAGAAATGGGTATCCAAGAAAAATCAGATATTGACTGAGCTGATTCATTATTTTCTGCAACAAAATAAACTATTGAACCATCTTGCGATTGTTCGTCAACCTCTAAAGAAACGGCATCTATTACTAGATTTGAATTATTGTTTGAGTTTAAAGAAATAGGAGAAGAAACAAAAGAGGCTGCTTTGTCGTGGTATTGTCCGCTTATCGCTATATCTCTAATTCCATATCTATAACCATATCTGTTGACCTTCTTCTCGTCAATAAAATCAGGTTCATTTTTCACAAAAAATATGTCTATAGACCCAACATTCCCCGGTTCAAAGTTAAAAGAAAATCTGTCATAATCTTTAGTGGATTTTTTATTTAAAATTTCTGCCACTTTAGTGGAATCCGCATAATTAACTTTGACATAAATATCCGTAGGAGAAACAGTGTTTACTCTTCCTTCTATTTTAGATAAAATTACATTTTGTGTTATTGGCAAATTGATAGAAAAACTTACTAAACCAACTGTATCAAAGTAAAATATATTTTGCCACTCAGTGTTATCCAATCCGTCAAAAACTGAACCAAAAAAAGATTCATCGGAAAATTGTTTATTAACTTCTATTTGTGTTTTATTAAAACTTAATGAATATGTTGGTGCGCTAGATGATATCGCCTTAGTGGACAATAGATCAAAAACAGAAGAACTTAAAGTAGGCAAACATACTTTGCCATTAACAGTGTCCACAAAAGCTGATGTATAATTTAAATCAGAACCATCAGCGGATGCAAACGTGTCGGAATAAGCAGCGAAAAAACCGTCTGAGTTTTGATTAGAAAAAATTAAATCATCTACTTTGTTTTCTAAAGTTATTCTTTTAATTTTTAAATTATTCAATCTTTTGTTCAAAGCTGTTGCCACAGTCATCAACTCATCAGCATTTTCAAATATAGAATCATATAAAACTTCTGTGTTAAACAACACATGCAGCATCTGTTGATTAAATATTTCCGTCTGCCCGAACGCTAGC